CAAATTACCGAAGGTAGCCGCGCTAAAAGGCGTTGAAACCATCACGGCTGAAAATCTCGAAGCCGCAAACGAAGAGATTGAAGCTTTCGGGATAAAGGGTGTTACCCTTTGCCTTGATAGCGATATTGAACAATTAACCGCTGTTGAAGGCCAGCTGACCACAGCTAATAACACCATTGCCGGGCATGTAAACACCATTGCTGCATTACAGGCTAAGCTTGATGCTAAACCAGGCGCAGAAGTAGCCAGCCCTGCTGCCGGCGCGGATGTAATACCAAACAGTACGGGTGCTGATGCTGCCGAAATGACTTCGGTTGAAAAGGAGCTGCGCGCCATGTACGATATGCATAACATTAAGTAGCCTGTTAAGCAAAACACTTTAAACAAGTTTATCACATAATTTAAAATACGAAGATGAAAAAATCCCAATCGGTATTAGGGCTAATTGTTAGCCTTATGCTTATCGCACTGATATCTGTTATCGGCGCTGCTTACACGGGTGTGCCTGCCGCTGCTATTGTTGTAGCGTTTGTGGTACTCGGCGCTATAGAAAGGCCTGCAGGCGTGGCGTTTGATACCATTTCGCCCGATACCACGCTTATCTCAAGCTATTTCGGCAAGGTTAAGGCGGGTTTGTTCAGCAAGCTTTATAATATGCTGGATATTGCCAACGATATTACCGTTGTACCTAACGTAAAAAACAGGCTTGTACTAACAAAGCTTTTGATCAGGAACGGATTTGAACCCTATAGCGGCATTTTTCAACCCAAAGGTGACGACATTGGTTACCAGCCGCAATACCTAGATGTTGATCAATGGCAGCGCGACTTGATCATCGATCCGCGTAAATACAGGTTAACTTACCTTAGCGATTTCCGTCCATCAGGTGAGAACACTCTGAATAACGTGATCCCGTTTCAGCAATATACCTATGATAAGGTATTACAGGCGTTAGCTGCCGACGTTAATGATAAAGCCGCATTTTTCGGTGTTGGTTCGGCTGCTTTCGCTACATTTAACCCGGCCTCCACTTATTCGGCAGGTGCAAAAATAAAATTCACCGTAGGCGCTAAAACACAATATTTTACAGCACTGGCATCAACATCTGCCGGCGAATCGCCATCTACAGCACCCGCAAAATGGCAGGATTCAAACGCGCTTGCAGTAACCATTGGTTTAGGCACACGCATTAAAACCGCCCGCGATGCCAGCGTTATCCCTGCTGCCAACATTGCATCAACCGGTGCTATAACCAGCTCAAGCGATGCTTATTACCAGGTTAAATCTGTTTGGCGCAAACTGCCTGATGCTGTTAAAGCCCAGGGCGGCATGCTTTACATGCCAATATCGATTAAGGAGTTATTGGTTGATGATTTTGAAAACAAAGTTGGTAAGTATACCGAGGTTGACGGAAGCGGTCGTGTTTTCCTTTCAGGAACAGATAAAAAGGCTCAGATAGTACCTACAACATGGCAACGCGGTTCGCAGATGGTAATTGCCACTACCAAAGAAAACCTGATGATGGGTACCGACCTGATGAGCGATATGAACATCGTTAACCTGATCCCGGACGTGTATCAGATTAAAATGGGTATATCGGGTGTTTTGGGTTTCAATTTCCAGGATCCTGAAATACTATGCATCAACGATCAAAACTAAATCAACGGGGGTAATTCCCTTTTCCATCAACAATAACATTTTTTAAAATGACTAAGGAAGAAATTAAAACCCTCGATGATGCGCTGGCCTACATCAAACAAGTGGAGGGCGAACGCGATGCAGCATTGCTGGCCAAAAGCCAGGCCGAAGAGGTTGCCAACGATGCCATTGAAAAAGCAAATTTGGCTATTGGCTCGGCACCAAAGGATTATACCACGGTAGTTAAAGGCCTGGGCAAAGTAGAGGTTCACTTTGGCGCCGATGGCGTAAGTAAAGATGAGCTGTTAAATAACCCTGCAAAGATCACCGAACTGCACAAAAAAGGCTCGCATGCAGTTTCACTTTTGGAGCCTGAGAAGAAAGGAAAATAAACCATGGGAACTTATTCAGGAGTAGTATTAACCGGCCTAAGTCATGATGACGGTGCCGAAAACGCTGCCGGCGTTGCCGAACTCGCGTACCTGTTACGCTATGGCGATATTCTAACGCTTCAGGAGGCGACCATTGGCACCACTGCAGCCAGCATATTAACCATCAGTGCCACGCACGTGATGAAAACAGGCAAAGCGCCTATCCCTGTAGAAACCATCTACGAGAAAAGCGATTTTGAGGCTGCAATGGAGGGCGAAGTGTATAGCCATATGTTTAACCCTAAGGTTACCATATTTATGGCCCAGCCAACTATTGATAATGTTGGCGGTTTCAGCTCGCTTAAAAATTCAAGATTGGTGCTATTGATGCGCAGGCCTGGCGATACCACAAACTTTTACCAGGTTGGCAGCAAGTTTTTACCTGCCAAAATCATGACCGGTTCGGTTAAGTTTGGTAAGGGCCCAACAGGCGAACCAGGTGTTACATTTACCATTGAGGCGCACAATCCGCAGCCGTTCTTTTACTATACCGGCACACTGCCCGTAGCTGGCGCATAAACCATGGCAAAGCAAGGTAAAAACGATTCAGGGGTGCAAGGCGCCGCCGATCAGCCCGAAAACGAGCACCTTAACCCCGCGCTGGAGGGTAAATTCAAAGTGGTAGGCACACACTGCCCCATTGTATTGAATACCAGCATCGGTGATATTGACTTCAGGACATTAACCGAAGAGCAAGCCGAAAAACTGGTAACCGATGGCCTGCCATGGCTGCAAAAAGTGTAATAGTTTTTGTTTGTGTAAAAAATAGATTGTTTAAATTAATTAGGGAGAAACCGGCGCGAGGCCGGTTTTTTGCGTATAAATACCCTATTGTAAAAGGTGAAATTGGGTATTGACAAACGTAGATTATGTTGTTTATTTGCAATATGTTGAAAACAATATGCGTAACTGCACATTGTAACTATAATAACCTTACCTTTGCCAACCCTAACAACCAGCGCCATGCTCAAAAAAGAGTTTCAATATTACTTAGATCACCAAAAAGAATTGGTTGATCAATACAACGGCAAGTTCCTTGTTATAAAGAACGAAACCGTTCAAGGCATTTATGATAGCCAGGGCGATGCTTATGATGCTTCGGTTAGAAAGTTTGAGCCCGGTACTTTCCTTATTCAACACTGTTTGCCAGGCTCTGACAGCTATACACAAACTTTTCATTCACGTGTAATAATTAATACTGTACTTGCTTGAACCGGCACGCTTTCACCACGAAATTTACCGGTATATCAAGGGTTTTGACTACCGTTATAGGCGTAATAAAATCGGGCGAAACTAACTTAATTCAGGTTAATTCGATATGGGACACAGGGGCCTCCGGATCTGTTATTACAAAAGCAGTCGCGGCGCAACTTGGTTTAGCACCAACCGGCATGGCCCAGGTATCAACTGCTAACGGCATGGCATTGCAAAACACCTATACTATTGACATTATGCTGCCCAACAGGTTGGTAGTGCAAAAGATAGTAGCAACAGAGGTTGATAGTTTAGCAGGCGGATGTGGTGCCTTGATAGGGATGGATATCATTAATCTTGGCGATTTTTCTGTTACCAATCATAAAGGCGTAACCTGCATGTCGTTCAGAATACCATCAAGCCATGAAATTGATTACGTTGCTTCGCCTGATTACGGTATAGTTAAAGTTGCAACTATGGGTAAAGAGCGAGGCTGGGAGGGAAAGTTTAGAAACAATAAGAAGAAATAGTTTTTTTACATATTTATTTAAGCCCGGACATTCTCCGGGCTTTTTTTGTTTTTGTGGGAAATTGTGTAGGTTTAGGGAAATCAAAACCTAATTACGATGAAAAAAACGATCATTCTGTTTTTTTTGAGCCTTTGCTTTAAAGTGCATTCTCAAAATTGCTTTACTAAGAAAGATGATTTTTCGGGAAAAACAACCATAACTTCAATGACCGCTTTAACGGGTAGTCTACTCAATGGCAACATTTTTTCATTTTATAAGGAAGGTTCAAGCATAGGATTAGGATTTCTGTACCGAATTGACCAAGCAAATGACGTAGACTTTACCGACCTTCTGATTATGTTAAAATTTGATGATGGGGAGATAAAAAAAATGCAGCTTAATAAGCTTTCATCAAAAACAAATTTTCAGGGTACAAAGATTATCGCCCTTTATTCCGACATAAGCCCTGATGATTTAACTTTTTTCACTTCGCATAAAATCACTAAGATAAGGATCGGGCACGAAGGTGAAAGCTTTGGTTTTGATACGGATGTAAGCGATGGTAAAGCAGATAAGATAATTAAGTCAATCTCCTGTATTCAATAATATCCCACTTTTATAGTATTGTATAGCCGGCATAGCCCGGCTATTTTTGTTCTTGTTAATATCAATAATGTTTCGGACGTTTGTAGTGCGTAACATGTTGGAGCAATCCAGCGAAATTTTATTAACAAAGATAAAGCCCAGGCAATCGGGTGTAAGTCCCGCATCCCATCGGTCTCCGACGTGTTACGCGGTGACCTGGGCCTTTGTCTATAATTTTTTGTGATAATGCGTAACACGAAAAAACAAACACAGGAAGAAATAGCAACAGATTTGCTATGGAATGAAGTAATGAGGTTCAGGCAGATGGCCGATCCCTTACTAACCATTGATTATGTAACCGAGCTGATGGTAGAGCACCAAAAGCGCGACGGCTACTTTAGCCCAGATGAGTGGCAAAACTTTTACAACCTTATACGCCTGCTCACGCAGATTGCGAAATTGGAAGAAAATTTGAAAGTTGTTGCGTAAGTTTAATGGTATGAAAAAAATATATGTTTTTGTGCCTTTGAATCCTCGATTTTGGATGTATCACCACGATCCGATAAGGATTGCTTTTTCACATGCAGAGGATATCTACGGTGAATTTTACACTTTCACCCAAAAATACATTTATATATCTGATCCAGTCAAATGCGTTGAATTTATAGGAATTGAAGCAATACCCAAGGTAAAACCTATGCTAACTGAAAGGTTAGAATATTGGATTGATTTGTTAAATTAAGTACACTGAGCCCGGCCCAAACCGGGCTTTTTCTTTCCCTGTCCTTTTTTACGGTGCCTAAAACTGGGTGTTTTGTACCATGCAGGCAATTGCAAACTGGTTACAAAACGGCACTTATGATGATGGTGTGCGGCTTTACGAGCAGCATGGCACGAACGCGTTTTTAAAGCAAAAATTTAAACTTGGTGGCGCTAATGCCTATAATGTAACCAAGCTACGCGAGGAACTACTTAAAATAAGTGGCAGTTTCGAAGTGGCAGCGGCAGTCGTCCCCGCACCAGCGAAACCGGTAAAAGATCAATCAGCGCAACCGAAGCCAGATCAGGCTAAAAAATACCTTCAGCTAACAAACAAAAAAACTAAGCTCTATCAGTTGCTTGGCATGCTGATGGAACAAAAGCACTACCTGCCCGATGGCGATGAACTGCGCCAATGTGCCGTAAAAATCCTTACCACGCATCAGCAAATTACCGAAACATGGGCAGCAATCGATTATTACCAGGAACATCAAAGCTTTCCGGATGATGAGGTAAAACCCAAAGAAGCCCTCGAACCCAAAAAGGAAATGCAACTGCTGAGGCAAACCATCAGCAAGGCTAAAGTCAGGCTGGCTTCGCCATCATGCCGCAATAAAGAGCAAACGGAAACATTGCTTGCTGTGTCGCGCAATAAACTTGCGCAATTGGTGGCCATCAATAAAAAGCTTAGCCATGAATAAACTGATTAGAGCGAGCGACATCAAGGGAGATACCCCGTACGATATCATACTGCGGGCTTGGCTTGAGCATAAGGTTGAGCAATTGCCTGATGATAAAAGGCGCATGCTCGAACGCTGGCGAATGATCGATAAATTAATCAGACAGGGCGAAATAGTAAAGGTTGTAGATGATGAGGGCAAAATTAGCGATCAGTTAAAACGCTTCAATTTCAGCAGCCTGGTTGAGTGGATCAGGGAGGGCTATAACGTATCTGCGCGTACGGCCTATGACGACATCAAGAACGCTAAACGTTTTTTCCTTTGTGCCGAGGGTACTACTGATGTAGAGTATTCACGCGGCGTTCAGGTTGAATGGGGCGAGATGATGATGTTCAAAGCTTTTGAAAGCGGGGACTTTGACGCAGCGTCGAAGTTTTTTAAAGAACTGAATAAGATCAAAGGGCTGCACGATCAGCGCTTAGACCTGCCCGATTATAGCGAGTTTGTTCCGCCGTCGTTTGTGATCACTACCGATCCTACTGAGCTCGGTTTCGATCGTATAGAGAATAAGGATGAGATTGTTGCCCGTATAATGAACGAAAAGCGTGCTGGGTTTATCGATTCGGAGGCTACCGATGCCGAGGAGGTACCGGATGAGTGAAGTTCGTAAGATATGGCTAAACCAACCTCAGCGCGAAGCTTTTTTAATCCGGGCTCATGAACATTATCACGTTTGGGGGCGTGGTACCGGCAAAACAGAGGGGCCTATTGCGTTCAGGTCGATTCATAACCAAAATATAATGCCCAGGGGAGCCACGGGCATGGTGGCATCTACATACATGCAAATCCTTACCCGGACGCTGCCTCCGCTTGAAAAAGCGTGGCAGCGTTACGGGTATATGCCCGATGTTCATTACTGGGTTGGCAAATTTCCTCCAAAAAACCTGAAGATACCAAGGGCGATCTATCACCCGAGATCTGCCGAACATTGCGTGTTTTGGTGGAATGGTCATGTACGCCACTTTATGAGCCTCGACCGTCCCGGCCTTGCCAACGGTAAAACGGTCGATTCCATAGATGGTGATGAGGCCCGTTTTCTGAACTATCCGCGCTATCTTGACGATATTGCCCCTACCAATCGCGGTAACCGCGAGATATTCGGTCACCTGGCAGAGCATCATTCGGTAACGTTCTGTACGGATATGCCGGCAGATCAAAACGGAAAATGGATACTTGAAAAGGAAAGGGAGGTTAATAAAACACTTATTACGCAAATATTAAATATTCAGCTTTCTTATAACGATATTGAATTAGAGTGCTATCATCCGCGCACTACGCCTGCCCGTAAAACCTACCTTTTACGCAAGCTAAGGGATTACGCATTTGCCCTCAATGAGCTTCGCAAAGGCAGTGTTTTTTATTCTGAAGCCACAAGCCTCGCTAACATCGAAACACTGGGAGAAGAGCAATTTAAGCAGTGGAAAAGGGAAATGAAGCCGGCTGTATATGACAGGGCAGTACTTAACAAACGCATTATCCAAGTAGAGAAAGGCTTCTACCCACAACTTGACCTCGATAGGCACACATACGATGCCTATGATTATGGGTTTATAGATAACAACATCATCCTAACACGGCAGCCGGACTTTGCGCCTGATAGCCGTTTTGATGCCGATGTAAATAAAACAAAGCCATTAGATATTGCCTTTGATTGTAACGGCTACTTCAACTGCTGCGCCATCGGTCAGGAACACACTAAAGAATATCGGATACTTAATGCACTCTACGTTAAGGATGAGGAACGCCTTGAGGAACTATGCCAAAAGGTAATTGCTTACTATCGTTTCCACCCAACAAAAGTACTTAACCTTTACTATGATCACACCTTTGTAGGTACCGATAGTAGCAGGGTATTCAGTTACGCCGATATGATTAACCGGGCGTTTACCGCCAAAGGCTGGAAGGTAAACATGCTGTACATTGGTCAGCAGCCAAAGCATGATACCCGTTACCGTATGTGGGGTGCAGTGCTTAAGGAAGATGATAGGCGATTGGTAAGGGTACGTCTCAATAAAAGCAACTGCGCTCAATTGCTCATCGCTCTTCAACGTGCTGCAGTACGCCAGGGCACCAAGGGCTTTGAGAAAGATAAGCGTGATGAGAGCAGGATACATACTGTGCCGCCCGAAGAGGCTACACACTTCACCGATGCCTTTGATACGCTGTACATCGGCAAGTTCAAGCACCAGGTAGGCTACTCGATGCCCGTCACCGACCTCCTGATGTAGGGCCTGGGCGATATCGCATTTTTTTGCGTTTTTCTTTCCGTCTCGGGATAGTGCGTGCCGTGGTCAACTTAGTGAAAATGTAATTCAAAAAAGCCTTTTTGACAGCTAAGTAAAACGAAATCAAAAAATTATGATAAAAATCACTGCAATTGATTGCGTGCCTTTTACCTGTCCTTTATTTCCGTGTGTGTAATAAGAACTTTTGTACTATGGAATTAATTCGGGTTCAGGAAATGCTTGCTGTAATGGATTCAAAAGGCGAAGACGGCCTGCCAATCCCCTGCAATTTTCGTTTCATCGACTGCAACCTTAAGAAAGGTACCGGAGGCAAACGCATCACTGTAAAAAACGTGGTTATAGTTGGCGGCGTAAGCAGTGACAGCTCACAGCGCAACCCTAACCACTTCCAAAACTACACCCGCAATTTCCGATCAATCAATAACAACGAGATACGCAAGTTTCACCCCTTGCTCGTGGAAGAATTTAACAACATGAGGGTAGTATTGTAATGGCAGACAAAACCGATATATTATTCAGCGAGTCAGTTGCTTACCTGCCATCTGCCGGGGTTGCCGTTTACACGGGTGCAACCGCCCGTGTCGGCAGGCAGGTGGCCTCATCCAATACCCCGGCTGTTGCCGCAACCTCGCCACAGATATACAGCCTGCTAAACGTTCAGGAAGTAGCATACTGGGGCGACAATAATATGTTTCCTCAGGATATCATCGGGCTTGCCGAGAAAAGTACCGAACTCCCTGCGCTGCTGGACTGGAAAGCCCGCGCAGCCCAGGGGGCTTTGGTGCTACCATACGAGCGCGTTTATAACGAGAGCACCAAGGAATGGGAAGAAAAACCCATTACCGACCCTGATATCATGGCGTTTTTCCTTTCCGAAAACCTAAAACGCTACTACCGAGAGGCTTACACCGATTTCTATTGGTTTTGGAATATATTTCCCGACCTCATCAAAAATGAAGAGGGCGACAAAATAGTTTATATCGGCACACATGATGCCAGTTGGTGCCGGTGGTACAAGTCTGATGATAAAGGTGTCATCAGCAAAATGGCTTTGGCTTCAACCTGGGGCAATGGTATCTATGATAAAAACGGGCCCTACGGCATGGAGTTACCGGTTGTAAACCCTTACGACTGGAACCTGATAGAAAATCTGCAAAAAAACAAAGCAATAAAGCGCTTCGTTTACCCGGTGTCTTATCCTTCACCTGGCAAAGCTTATTATCAGCTTGCGCCATGGGATGGTATCCGCACTTCGGGGTGGTTGGCGCTTGCGGCTCAGATACCGGTTTTTAAGGAGGCCATCATGAAAAACCAAATGAAGATCAATTATTTGGTTCGCATCCCTACCAATTACTGGCCATCGGTTTACCCGGATTGGGAAACCTATACCGAAGAGGTTAAGCTTGGCAAGAAAAAAGAAAAGCTCGACCAAATCAACCAAAAGCTTACCGGCGTAGAAAATGCCGGCAAGTCAATACTTAATGAAGTAGGCTACGACGTTAACGGCGAAAAGCTGCCCGGATGGGACATTGAAGTTATTGACGATAAGCTAAAGGACGGTGCCTACATCGAAGATTCGCAGGAAGCCAGCGCCCACCTGTTACGCGCCCTCGGGTTGGATGGTACTTTGGTAGGTCAAGGCCCTGGCCGCAACCTAAACGCGGGCGGCGGATCTGATAAACTTATCGCGTTTAATATGTACGTAGCCCTGTTGGGCCCGCAACGCCAGGTAGTTGATGAGCCGGTTTATTTCGCTTGCCGGTACAACGGTTACTACGAACGCCACCCGTTCTTTTTTATCAAAACAATTGAGGCCGCACCGCAGGCCCTTGATACATCACGTAAGGTTTCACAATCAGTTCAACAACAATGGCCAGCCAAAGACTCATCAACAGCACCAGCGAATTAATGAGCGTGACGGGGGCGGTTGATACTGACCTCTACTTCGATGCCATCCAATCGTTTGTGGATGATGCCGAAACCAATCACGTCATCCCAGCCATAGGTTACGGCTTGTATGACGTTCTGCGCGGGAATGTACTCACACCAAAAGAAACCCGAGCCCTCACCATGCTGCAAAAGGCAGTAGCAAATTTTACCATTCATTATTACGTAGCGTTCGGAAGTGTACGGGTAAACGAAACTGGAATCATCGTTAAAAAAGATAATACCTACCTGCCGGCCTCCGACAAAAAGACTTACCAGCTGCGCACCCAAAGCCGCGCCGATGGTTTCCGGGCGCTTGAAGCCGCTGTTGCTTATCTTGAACTTAACCAGGCCGACTTCGCCACTTATACCGCCGATGCCGCTCACCTGAAAAACCGAAGTCTCTACACCAACACCACCGAAGAGTTTTCACAGGGCTTCGATATTAACGGCAATGCCGAAACTTTTTATCGTATGCGATCGGTGATCCAAACAGTTGAGCAAAACTATATCGATAACCTGTTGGGCGATACGCTCAGCTCTGCGTTGAGATCTGCCATACTCGCCGGTACAACCAGTGCCGATCAAAAGCTTTTAATTCAACGCATCACCAAAGCCACCGCATTACTATCTATCGCCGAAGCCATCCCCTACCGGTTAATAAATTTCGATAGTTCCGGACTGGTTACGGCTACGGTTAAAGGCAACAATGAAAACGTTGAGGTATCTACCGAGGGCGATTTGAAGCGCTTACAGGGCATCATGAATGTAACACTTAACAAAGGCCTGTCGCAACTGGCATCCCTTACCAAATGGCTAAATACCAATGCCGATAAGTTTGCCGGTTATGTGGCTGCCGATCTGTCGGCCGCCAGTAAATTGAATGATGATGAAAGGGGATTTTTCTTCGTATGAAAAACATTAAGCAAAAACCAATAGTCAGAAACTGGAAAACAACCATTGGCGGTATACTCACTCTTGCCGCCCCTATTGTTGAAAGCTTTCTTGATCATAAAATTAACTGGCAGCAGGCAGTTCCGCAGCTCATCATCGGCATCGCGCTACTATATGCCAAAGACTTTAACGTTACCGGCGATCCACCCAAAACCATTACACCCGAATAACCATGACCACTTTTGAACACCGGGAAATCCGCGGCATTACTATTAAAAACATGATCGTTACGATTGCAAGCACGGCCAGTATTGTGATATCGGTCATGACAACATATTTCCAGTTAAAGGGAGATATGCAAGATATCAGGGCAACGCAGGAAACCCAGGCACGTGTAAACGAGATCCGGCTCAAAACGGTAGAGGCACAGGTACAGTTGCTGAGTTCGGAGGTAGCAGAGTTGAAGCACGATAAGCATTAGCGACTTGTTTCGGCATCTGCAATTTCAAAAAGATCGCAAACGCATAGCGCTATAGTTAAAATTACGGTAGCTATCATAACTAAAAAGCAACAAAAAGCAGGCCAATAACCATGAACGCCATCTCATTCACCCATCGTAAAAAACGGATCGATTGCATAGCGCCATCGGTATGGAACGAGGTAACGCCCCGCCAATTGCTGCTTTGGGTGTTCAACGCTTATCGTAATACCTCTGATGAGGAAAAGCTTGAGCTGGCCGTGCCGATATTTTACGGGATAAAGCCAAGCGTTTTTGCAGATATGAAGCCCTGGCAGCGCATCCAAATAGCGCCATCGCTTCGGATGCTGATTAAAGAGAACCGCTTAAACCGATGGGTGATCAAATCTTTTCGTCTTTTCTTCCGCAGATATCACGGCCCTGCAGATAAACTGGCAAACCTTACCGCGCAGGAGTTTTTTAACGTTTGCGAGCCGCTTTACTGGCAGTTCAAACAAACAGGCGATGAGGATACCCTCAATGCCCTGTGTGCTGTACTTTACCGCCCAAAACGCAGCGGTATAATTGATGATGATATTCGCGAAGATATTACCGATGCCGGCATAGCCAAAAGACAGCAGCGTTTCAAGCGCCTGAGCAAACCGTTTAAGCTGGCCATCGCCTTTAATTACGAGGGATGCCGAAACTATATCGCCTCTTCGCATTCAAAAGCATTTGAGGGCAACAAGGGCAAAAGCAAAAAACGCGGAGATGTTACACTCTCGCTTGCAGGCGGCCCGCTCGGTGATCACGCCAGTACCAAAAAAACAAACCTATATACCTTCCTGCTGCACCTGGTTAACCTGATTGAGCAGGAAGAGGAATTTAAACGCAATAACCCAAAGCTATGAGTACTACAACAAATGATGAAAGATTAGGCCGAGGCGTTGATGAAAATCCCGTGGCACAACATGAAGTGTATTTAGTTCTTACTGAAGAGGAAAGGGCTGCGGGATTCTTAAGGCCTGTTCGGCGAAGCTACATCCACAAAACATGCGGATGTGTTACTACTATGGGAATAGCTATAGCAGAAACCTATGCAAGGAACCCCAATTTTTACGGGGCAACGTATTGCGTTGCATGTGCTATGCACTTACCTGTAAATGAATTTTTATGGGATGGAACCAATGAGGAAGTTGGCTCATGAAAAAGGTTGGTATAGTTT